GGCTGAGTTGTAGATCAGGCTGGCCATAGTTGATGCTCAGATGGATTCATTCTGCCGAGATGGCAGGCGGCTGCGGCCAGGTGATGTCAAACGGGTTGGCAGCATCGGCCAGGTCGCGCAGGGCCTGGCGGTAGGCGGCCCAGGCTTCACGATCAGCGCCGAGGTCGTAGTCAACGATTTGCGTCCAGTCGCTGGCCTTGAGCAGCTCGATGCGCCGTTCGCGGACCTTGGCGTGCTGTTTTTGCAGCTCATCGAAGTTGTAGGGGCGCACGACGTACTCAAGCGCCTCACCGTCCCAGTCCACCTTCTCGGTCCTGTAATCGCACTTGGGGCGCTCGTAAGGGCCGCTGTAACCGGCACGTTCCAGCTCGTCAGGCGTGAAGGTGCTGGCGTCGGTGCGGGTGCTGCCGTCCGCAAAGCGGATGCGATGCGGCAGGGGTGCTGGGTTGGCTTGGCGGTGGGAGTACAGCATCATGCGTTAGGGAACGGCGCAGCAGGTGGGGTGAAGCTAGCGGTGTAGCGGGCGACGCCTTTTGTGATCCTTAAATCATCCATATAGCCATTAAAAAGTACACTACCACTGCCCATGACAGTGGTGGGGGTCAATGTGCTGCTATGAGTTGCAGTCGCGTATAGGGTTCCACCTCCGAATAGGCGCAAGGTAGAGCCGGATCTTGTCAGGGCCAAGTGATGCCAGCTACTGTTCGACAATCCTACGGCAAGGTTGTCAAATATCTCAACACCTTGATTGTACAAGTAAAACTTGTAGGGATTGGATCCGTTCTGGTCTATTTCTATTCTTGAATTAGCGGCGGCCAGGTTGAATAATCTGCCGCTACTTGCCAAAGCATATAGCCAAAACTCAATAGTGAAATCACCTGTCAGTTGCAGCAGGCTCGTTGAAGGCAGCGCCAGTTGATCATTGGTGGCACTGGTTGACCGATATGCGCCGGTGCCATACTTGACAACATCTGTGCTTATCTTGGCGTTATTGCTAGGAGTTACCGTTAGAGCGTTTGCGCTGCTGTCGGTGAAAGTAGTGCTGTTATTCGCCCCATCCATGTGAAGCAGTAGCGACACACTGGCAAAGTCAGGATCCATGGTTTGAACAATGGGCCAAATTTCAGCCCGCTTTGCCACGCTCTGCTCATTCTGAAACCACAGCCCCGATGCGGCGCTGCCTGTCGGCGTGCGCCTGACGCCCATCAAGCCACCGTTAAAGCCAAGCATCAGCTGATGTCCTCATAGGAGATGACCAGCTCCAGGTCGCCAGCAGCGCTGGCCTGTGCGCGGAGGCTGTGGCCTTCCTCCAGGTAGATGTACGCCTCGCGGGTTACGAGGACTTGAGTGGCGTCGGCTGGCACGGTGATCGTCTTGCCGATAGCGAAGCCGGTGGTGCCGTTGTAGTGCTCCAAACTGATGTCAGCTGCTGCGGTGCCGTCCACGTTGGCGCAGTAGACACTGTTGATCTTCAGCACCTTGCCGCTGCTGGCGCCATTGCTCAGCGCTGCCGCCATCGAGGTGGTCACTGCGTAGCCCACGGTTTTGCCGGTGACCGTCGTGACCGAGCTGCCTGATTTGATGTTGGGAGCTGCCATGAATCAGTCCCAGACGGTGTAGGGGTCTTCATCCCAGTATAGGAATGAAGAGAAGTCGTAACCGCCACCATCAGCAACCACAGAAGCCGAGCCGCCTGCCAATGTGATCGCGATGCTCTGCTGTAGGCCGTTGGTGGTGACAACAGTTCCAGGTGCCAGCGTGATGATTACTGCCAGCTCAGTGCCACTGGCAAATGCACCTTCAGGCGGCACCGTTTCCAGTGCCAGTTCGACGTTGTAGCGCCCGCAGTAAACGTCATCCACGGATGGCGGATCCGTGTATCGCCAGCGGTAATCCGTCAGCTGGTAGTCGCTAATGGTGGTGACGCCGCTCCAGATGCTGGACGGCAGCGTGAAGCTCTCGAAGCTGCCGAACTGGCCTTGGTAGTGGCTGAGGATGCTGAGCATGTCAGCTTCAGCCAGGGCGATGAAGCTCAGCCGGACTGAGCTGCTGAGCATCACATTGCTATGGCGCACGCGATTCTGCAGGCTGTTGTAAGTCGTGAACGGCGTGTGCGGATACTCGCCTGGCGTGAAGGCGCGTGTGGCTGGCGTCAGAGAAGGAAAGGTAGCCATTACGGAGCGTACGGCGGCGCGTTTGGATCGCTGTCATAGATAAGCGTCTGCACTCCGCCAATCATTTCAAAGATTCGCCATGTTCTGATTTGCGGTGGAGACACTCGACCATTCGGGGCAAGTGAGCCATTGCTGGCTACATTGCCAGCTTCATCTAGCCTGTACATGTTGCCGTCTACCGTGCTCCACGAAGGTGAGCCATAGCTAAGAGCAAGCATCGTTGACCAAACCAGCACACCTGGTGACGCTGGCCCAAGTATGGTTAGCTCTTGATCTTGATAGATGTACTGATTGGCGGCGGTTGATCTGCCGCCTGTTGTAGAGCTTTCGTATGTAGAACCGTTAAAGCATTTTGTGATTGATGTATAAACTCCAGTCTGAGTGCTACCGATCGCCAGGATTCCAGGTGTCGTGCTGTTGAGCCACGTCGGCATTGCCTGCCCAGGTTCATTCACTACGCTGATGGGATTGCCCGAAGTGTTAAACGTAACTGTTGCGAGCTTTGTGCCGTCCTTGAACCACGTAATTGATTCGGTTTGATTGACGCCGCACGGGCCGTAAGGGCCAGTGAATGGGGCCAAGGTGCTGCCGACACCAGCCGTAATGTCTGCTGGGAATAGGGGGTTTGGAGGGAAAGACGTTGAAGCATCCAACCCATCATCAGCGTTGCCGGTGTCGCCAGTCGGCGCTGAATCGTTGAAGCCCAGCCCGCCGCCGCTTGGTGATAGCTCCAGCGGGTCAGCACCATCCGCATCCGTAAACGTCTCAGCGGGGATGGTGTTGTCGCTGCTGGAGTTCACATCACAGCTCACGCCGGTGCGGCCGCTTGGCAGGATGATGCCGGTGCCGACAGCAGCGGCCACATCTAATGCGATCAGGCTGCGGCCTTGGTCGTCGATCGGGAAGTGCGTGGCCTCATAGCTCACATCACCCGCCAGCGTCTTGGTGATCCGCTCCACCTGGTAGAGGTAGTCATGCACCGAGTTGGCGTAGGTGGTGTTGTCACGGGCCAGCTGCACGCGGATGATGTCGCCAGCGCTGATCAGCGTGTTGTGCTCCTGCGGCCGTGCTGCAAATCGAATGGTGTGCGTGGTGTAGAGCCGCTTGGCCAGGATGTAGGCGCCAACCTTGACGGCGTGATCCTCGCTGGTGCAGAACGTCGAGAGATCATGCGACTCATACGGCCCGGTTTCGGCGGTGCCGCTGTAACGCACCTCAGCGGTGCGGATGATGCCGATGTCGCTCTCCAGCTGCTGGCGCCAGATCACCTGCGCCACGAACGGCTGCCGGTCCGCCAGTGACAGATAGTTGATCTCCAGCGTGCCGGGCAGCACGGTGTTTTCTGTGAAGGTGTACTCAGCCGTGATTGCCGTGGTCTTGATGGCGCCAGCGCCAGTCACCGGCAGCAGTGGCCGCAGCCCGCGCTTACCGCCTGCGCTGCTCTCGGCCAGCAGAAAGTAAGGCGCCAGCCTGGCGGCGAGGTCGGAGTAGTTGGTGCTCTCGCGGATCTCGATGTTGCAGGTAAACCCGTTCACCTCAAGGAACGTGGCTGCTGCCAGCAGTGCGGTGTTGTCGATCATCGCCGCTGGCACCCTGCTGGTATTGACCAGCAGCCAGTTCACCAGGTCCGCGAAGTTGTCACTGGGGCCAGTCACGCTGTCGTAGATCCGGGTGACGGCCATGCCACCACGGATGAACAGATGCACCTGGCGGTTGTACTGATCGAAGCCGTCCGGGATGGTGACGTTGAAGCTGAGCGTGCTGATGCCGGGATAGCTGCCAACGGTGCCGCAGAAGAACGGCGCCTCGGGCAAATCCTTACCGGCACGCTGCACCAGGAAGTTGCCGGGTGTCCAGGTGCCAGCCCTGCGGTTGTAGGTCTGCGTGTGTGCGCCAACGCGGCAGGCACGCTGAAAAACATCCTTCACCGGGATGCTGTCGAGCTGGCCCTCGCTCAGCACCAGCATGTAATAGGCGGTGACGTTGTTGCTGACGTCATTCTCGAAGCGTGCTTCGGTGGCGCCGGGGCTGATCAGGATGCCGCCTTTGCTGTTGCGGAACCGGGCGAACACGATCGGCACCGGCTCGCCAATTTGCGCGAACCGCTGCGGGCTATCCAGCTCTGTAGTGCCTTGCGCGGCGGTTGCATCAGCTGGCGCGTTGATCTGACCGGCCTGGATGGCCAGCAGTGCCAGTGGATCGCTGGAGGAAAGGAAGCTCACTGCCTGATGCCCTGCCCCATGATCGCTAATGTCAACCGGCGCGGCGGCACTTGCGCTCCAACGGGAGACAATGCCGAGCCGAGCTGTATGGTCAGGCTAGTCAATCCGCCATTGCCGCCAACCACTTGGCCGGTGTACGCAGCCACCAGCTCTTGCCCAGCTTGCGGGGTGTCGTTGTTGATGGTGGAATCGAACTGGTAGATGCTGAGATCCACCAGGCGGCCATCACTGATGGCAGCGAGGAACGCATCCAGCACCAGGCCGGTCGCTGCAGCGGTGACGGATACTGACTGCTCAGTGCCGCTGCTGCCGGCGGTGATGCCATCAGCAATGAACGGCACGTAGTTCCAGCTGGCGCCGGACCATGTGACGCTGGTGTTGGCGTAGTAGCTCTGCCACCGCTGATAGGTGGTACCACCGGCGTCATAGATGCGGAGGTATTGGCTTTGCGCTCTCATCAGGCCATGCCTAGCGCGATGCGTGCAGATGGTGTACGCAGCCGGCCGATCACGCCTTCAGCGGTCAGCCGCATGGCGCGTTCCATGTCGGTCACCGTGACGTAGCGCTGGCCGTCGAACTCCATCACCGGGCCGGTGGTGATGTTGATCACTGGCGACTTGCCACCACTGCCGGCCAGGACGGCATCACCTCGAGCACCAGCCAGGAAGCTGCTGCTGGCTGCGGCCATCTTGGATTCGGGGATGATGTACTCACGCTGGCCACCTTCACCAACCATCGCAAGCGTTGGCCGGTTGACGGTGCCGCCCTGCGCAAAGGCTGGCACGCTCAGGGTTGGCACTAGCGGGATGTCAGGTGCTGGCAGTCGGTTGAACGCACGGATCAGCACATTGATCAGTCCTGCCGCAACGTTCACTCGATCGGCTAGGTACTGCAGCACGCTGCGAAAGACATTCTTGATCGTGCCAACTACTGCCTCAAATGCTTTCCCGATCGCGCTGCCGATCTTGCCGAAGATAGCCACTGCGCCATCGTAGAGCCCCTTGAAGAATCCAAGGATCGGCTTCACGTAGTAATTCATGTAAGCCTGAGCGCCAGCCTTTAACAAGCTGCCGATCTTATTAAAGGCTGCGCCGATAAAGTTCACTACAGCATTGAATGCTGCACCGATCTGATCACGGAATGCGTAGATCGCAACGCCAGCTGCAACCAGCAGCGCCACGATGCCTAACGGGCCAGTGATCAGCACGATGAATGCTGTGGCAATGCCAGCGATGATGCTGCCTGCACTGGCTAACACGCCACCAGCTGCAAACAGGCCAGCAATCGCGCTGCCGATCGAGATGATGGCCGAGATCGCAGGCGCCAATGCAACCAGCGCCGTGAGCAATCCGCCGATCACCAGCAGCGTGGCCTGCACCGGCTGTGGCAGTGCCGTAAACGCTTTGATGATGCCAACGATCCCCTGCGCGATGCTTGTAATTGCAGGCAGCAGTGCTGTGACTGCCTCGTTGAATGGTCCGCTCAGACTGCGGCCGATTGCATTCAATGAATCATTGAACTCATCAGCTGACTTCGCCATGTCGCCAGAGATCGTGGCTTGATATTGCTCAAGCGCGGCGCGGCCTTGATTCAACATTGGAATCAGCTCAACGCCAGACTTGCCGAATAGCTGCATCGCTAACGCAGACTTCTCAGCGCCGTCTGGCATCTTGGCGAAACGATCGGAGATCTCAAGCATTACAGCATCAAGGCTGCGAACCTTGCCCTGTGCATCTCTGGTGGCAACACCGATGCCGGAAAGCGCCTTGCTGGCGGCAGAGCTTGGATCGGTGATGCGTTTGGCGAGTTGCCCCATGCCCTTGGCGACGCCTTCAATGCTGCTGCCGCTATCCTGCGCTGCCTGCCCAAACCTGCTGAGCGATTCCACGGCCACGCCAGTGCGCTGGCTCATGTCATTCAAATTGTCTGCCGCATCAATCGAGCCCTTAGCGATTGCGGTCAGTCCAGCAACAGCCCCAACCGGCAGCAGGGCACCCATCAATCCGCCGACGCCCTTGGCGGCCTGCCCCATGCGCCCGAGGCCACCGCCGACTGTTCCGGCTTGCTTGTTCAAATTGCCAAGGCTGCGGCTAAGGCCGTCGATCTCGCCCTGGCCTTGAACGAATGCCTTGACCTTAAGGATTGCGTCAAGCTTCACGGCTAGCCAGTCGCAGGATTTCAGCTTCGATGATCTGCAGATCGCTCAGCATCGCAGATTCATCCGCCACTGACCGCAGTCTAAACAGCCACGCCACTGCGCCATAGTCCAACCCGATCAGGCCGCCAGGGCCGGTGCGCCATTGCGTCTGGCAGTCGAGGAACATCATCAGCGCAGGCCACGCATCAGGCTCAACCTCGAAGTGCTCGGGTTGGCCGGGCTCAAACCCGACCACGCCAAGCACTGCGGCATCATCTGCAGTTTTGTCGATCACGCCGCCCTTGACCCAATGATGGGCGGCGTCCTTTAGTTTTTTGCTTTATTGCCGGTGACGCTCTCGAAGTACGCCACCACAATGGCGCTGGCGACTGCCGGGATGTTCAACAGCTCAGCCTTGCTGGCGGCAGTGAATGGCACGTCCTCGCCGTCCTCATCCTGCACATTGATCCAGCCGGCCAGCACCTCATCGGCTACCGATTGATCGGTCAGCTCGATGCCATCATCGCCGCGCTGCTTTGCCCTGAACAGGTCTTGGATCTCATTGATCCGCGTCTGCGCCAGTCGGTTGAACCGCGCGTCAAAGGTCTGCTTCTCGTAGCGCCCGCCATCAATCGGCAGGCGCAGCACCACCGGCCACTCATAGGTGGCCGACTTCTTCAGGACAAATGCCATGCAGGATCAGGAGAAGGTGATCGAGACTTCATCGTTGCCGGCGCCGGTCGGGATTGCCACGTAGGGCAGGTTCAGCATTTGCACGCCGTCCTGGTCAGCATAGGTCGGGTTGCTGATGTCCACCTTGGGCGCCACCAACGAGACCCGATTGCCAGCGGTTGTGCCATGCAGCAACGTCAGCACGCCGGTGGTGTCGTTGTTGGCAATGGCGAAATAGTCCTTCGTGGCGATCGGCACAGCCTCGATCATGCACTCGCCGGATGGCGCCCGGTTGGTGATCATGATCTCCTTGGTGCAGCCAACCAGCTCGCGGTAGATCAGCTCATTGGCCATGTCAAGGCTGAGCGACTGCAGGCAGCCGGCATAGCTCAGAAAGCTGAACGTGCTGCTGTTGCCCGGCTTGAAGATCAACGGGTCAGCCTGTGCGGTATAGGTGCTGGCCGGCGCCGCCGTGTCAGTCGGTGCGTTGTAGATCCCGGTGAACTCGAAATCGATCGTCGGGATTGCTCCCACTTCAGCGCTCAGCGAGAATGTGCCGCGGCAGCCGGTGGCCTTATGCAGCACGCCATCATTGTTGTAGTAGATGGTGACGCTGTCGAAGCTGCTGCTGACTGGCTTGTAGCCCACATTGGCGGCGATGCTGTAGGCACTGCTGGCGCCAGGCGTGAAGCTGGCTGTGGTGGCCTGCACCGTTGCCACCTTCGTGCTGCCCACGTAGTCGGTGATCACGCCGCTGCTGCCGGACCCAGTGCCGCTGGTGATGCTGATGATCATGCCAACGTAGGCGTCATCCGTGGCGCTGGCGCCTGCTGCCAGGGTGATGCTGCCAGCAGAGCCTGCCGTAGCGGTGCCGGTGACTGCAGAGCTGGTTGTGGTCTCAGCCATGCCGCACGCCTTTAGCAACGCACCAAATCGCGGAGCTGTAGCAGCAGTGCCGGAGCCGGTCAGCTCAATCTGGAAGTTGATCAGCACGCGCTGATTGGCCAGCAGCTGGTCGCTGTTGCCCAGCCATGGCCGGATCAACTCGCGGCTGACGACATCCGACTCAAGCGGCGTGACATCAATCGAGCGGACCAGCAGCGCATCCGTCCCAGCCGGGCTGGAATCAGTCGCGTACGTTGCCTCGGTTTTTACGAGAAGGAGTTGCTTGCGTGTCAGCAGTGCCATCGGTAATAGGCTCGGTTTGGCTTGGAATCACCGGACGCCTAACGCCGGTTTCGGGATCCAAGACGTAGGAGCCGCCTTGGCCGTGGTACTCATCCAACATGCTAGCGATCTCACCCTGTTGCCAGATTAGCGACTGCCGTGCGATACCTCACTGCGTAATCGCAGCTGATCACGCCTGCAGGCTGGTCAGCCTCCACCATGTCGAACTGCGCGCCACGCGGCTCAATGCTCATCGCGTAGCCACCAACTGTCTGGTCGGCCATTACCTTGGCGTGCAGGCTTTCGATAGTTGCATCAGCCTGCTGGTCTGGGATCGCGCCGCGCACGATCACGGCGATCCGCACCGTCAGGCTCCAGTCGGTTTTGCAGAAGCTCACGTCCGTGTTGGCCTGGTCCGAGATCGGCTCAACCACAATGGCCGGCGACTCGCCGCGCGTGATCGGCTCCACCCTGCTGCGGTAAATGCGCGTGCTGACGCCTGTCGTACCAGCCAGCGATGATGCAATGGTGGCCAGGATGCTCTCGCGGCGTGTTGTCATGGTTCAGGCGCTGGCGACTTGGGTGACTGTGCAGATGATGCCAGGGATGGCAGGATTTGATGCACCTGCATCCTCAGCATGAATGTAAACGTTGAGGTTGGTCGCAGCCCACATCAACTCGATGTAGTCATTAGCGGCTAGCTCCATCACAAAGTTGACAGTGCCGATCACATTGCCATGCACGCCGCCATGGCTTGAGATGATGCTGAAGCGGCTATCCGAGTTCGGCACATCGCCGGGCGTACCGCTGTCATTTTTGCGTAGCCAAACATTGGCATCATGAATCTGCGAATCGCTATTGCTGAATTGGATCGAAAATGTGATGCTGTAAATGCCGGGATACAGCACCGTGATGCGGTTGTTTGACGCAATCGCAACGCCATAATTGGCAAGATCGCCAGAGCGCAGAAAGATTGCAGTTGGCGTGTTGATCGTCGCCACATATTGCGATGTGGAATCCCAGAAGCTGCCCCAATATCCCGGGCAGCCGTGATACGCCAGCTGATTCCATCGCTGCGCGCCATTGCCGATCTTGATGTTGCCGGTGTCCGATTCGCGGCCAAACTCACCAGCCAGCAGGGTCGGATTGCCTGTAGCCCAAGCTGCGCGAGTGTTGCTGCGGATCGGTGCGCTCATGTCTTCTGCAGCCCTAGCTGTACCATTGCGCCATCGTCAATGTACTGCGTCTCGCGCACGGTGTACGTGACTCCGGCCACGGTGATACTGTCGCCATATTGCAAGCTGCCGAAACTTGATGCACGCGCAGTCAAGGTGTAGTCAGTGCTCAAGATCGCATCGCTGAGCAGAACCTGAGATGGCATGTCAAGAATGCCCAGCGCAGTCACTGCTCCAGCGGTGCATGTCACGCCGAAGTCATTGAGGAATGCGTCTAGGTTCTCGGTGATGGTCACGCGAATATCCTCGATGGGTGCTTGGGCTCGACGAGGTAAGCGTCCCACCCATCAGGCAAGTCACCGATGTAGTTGACGTGCCAGCCGCTCAACAGCGTGGGTGGGGTAAGCACCTCGCCGGTGTCGGGGTCAAAGGTGCCACCTGTGTAGATGGGACCAATGACATCCAGGGCGTGGGCGTGGCTGGCGGTGAGCACCACGGTGTCGCCGTCTTCATTGGTGGTGGTAAGACCAGCAGCACCCAGGGCGGCCATGCCGGTGGATTCGTCGGGGAAGCGGATGTAGTGAGTCATTGCGTGATCGACTGCAGCGTGGAGTTGGGGAGGCGCTGGGGCCAGTAGGTCAGGCGGCTGATGGTGCCGTTGAGAGCGGTTGCGCCTGTCGGGTTGACACCAATTCTTAGTTGATTAACAGTTGGAATTGTTGCGCTTGTGTCTTCAGTTCCAAGCGTTCCAGCATTTGCAAAGTTAATTGAATTTAGTACATAAGAAAGTGCGAACTGTTGTTGCGTTCCAAATGTATAGGCGATGGAATTACTTGCTTGAGTTATGCCTCCTGTTACAACGCGAGCAATGCGGGTGTTTGTGCCAGTGTCCGCTTGGATGCGATTGTTTGTAGTCCCATCAGATGCTGAAAACAAAGTTGTACTAAGGGCTGGATTAATTGCATTAACAAGCACCGTCCCTTCATCCTGCCGATACCAAGAGCTGAAGTTTGTGCCCGTGATGCTGGCAACGTCCGCGCTGCGGGTGGCGGCTGCAGTGGTGGTGGGGATGTATGAGGTGGGGAAGGCACCGGCTTCTAGTTGGGCGCTGGTGACACTGCCTGTCACCGTCAGCGTCAACGTGCCAGCAGATGGCGTAAATGTCAATGTTGTCCGCGCCGGAAACGCACCGGTACCAACAGCTGGGCCTGCCGTGCTTGCTCCAGAAAGTGTGACAGTCCCCGAGCCGTAAAAGGACAAGGTCTGAGCGACCGCTGTAACGGTGACTGATTGAGTCGATAGCGTTGCTGTATTCAGTAGCAGATTCGTCCTCTGCTCCTCCACCAACAGCCCCAGGCTTTCGCCGGTCGTGGGGTTGTGGTCAAACCTCGGCACATCCACAGCTGCCGTCTGCAGCGTTCCCGCACTGTCGATGTAGGTCGCGCTGCTGGCGCGGGTGAAGCTCACCAGCGGGCCGACAGTCTTGGTGGCGGCGAAGTTAAGGTCGAGGCTTGGCACCGCTTGCGCAGCCCGCGCCAAGCTGTCACCAGCCCAGCCTGGCGTCAGCACATAGCGGAAGACCGGCGCGCCAATCATTAGAATCCAGCCTCAAGCACCTTGACTCGCAGCGTGTAGGCGGTGCCGCTGGCAGGCGTATAAGCGCCCAGCGTTTCCAGCACTGCGTATAAACTGGATGATGCCGGCTGCAGCTTCATAATGCCGCCCTGGTAGTAAGCCTGCACGCGCAACATCGAACCACGAACAGCAGGCGTGCCAAGGTCGTAACTGTCCTGCCATGCTGCAGCATCAGATGTCGTGAACGTATAGGCAGCGTTGTCAAGAATTGCGGTAGGCGCCGCCGAATACAAATGCACGCGGAATCCGGCCATGCCGGATGGCACCGTCGTATTGTTAATCAGCAGCTGGATCGACTGCACAAATACAAACGACGATGAACTTGCCGCGCCGGTCAATTCATGGATCGCGCTAGTTGCACTGCCGATCACATCGCCAGCGGTATAGGCGGTCGTGTTCGCCGGCCGGGTAAACGTGATGCTCGGAATGCTGGCGATGGCCATGGTGCAGTAGCAGTTGAGTTCAGTCTAGGAAAAGCCCCAGCGCAAGCCGGGGCCATCATTGAACAGCTCAGCCGTACTTCTTCAGGCCGAAGCCGAAGCATGTGACAGCGCTGGAAGCGGTGCCCGTCTCAGCCGTGCAGCTAAGACGGATGTAGCGCTTCAGGTTGTCGCGATCGAAGGTCTTCACCTCCTTGTAGGCAGCGTTGCCGATCGCGGTGAAGGTGCCGCCGGTGACAGCAGTGAAGGTGCTGTTGTCAGAAGATTCCTCGATGCGGAACGTCAGATCAGCACCAGCGCCAGCAGCGGTGCCGGCCAGGATGATCTGAATGTCGCCGTCGTACTCCAGGAGATCGACGCCGGCTTGGTTGCCGGTGCCGGTGATGGTGGTAGTAGCCAGCAGCGTGAAATGCTGCAGCTTCTCAAGCGTCTGTTGAAAGATTGCCATTGGTCCTCTTGCGGGTGGATTTGCGGGAAGGCTGCGGGCAAACTGCCGGGGCCGGCTCCACAATCGGAGCCGGCTGCGCTTTGCCCATGTTGATCAGAGCGGTGGCGTCCGATTGCTCGGTATCAATCACCTGCCCTGCCTTGACAGCCACGCCCCTGATGGACGTGTCCTTAAGGATTTGAATCAACATCACAGGGTGTTGTTGCCGCGGCAGAAGCCTTCAGGGTGACGGACCGCAAAGTCCACATCCTGCAGTGCCACCACGCGCACAGTGCCGCTGGTGCTGTGGGTGTAGGGATCCACGGTGAGATCCAGTCCACTCCACATCGCCATGATCAGCTGGCTCCACACCGCGAAGAAGATGTCGCCAGACTCAACCTGATTGCTGACGACGGCGCTGTAACCGTTGACGGTGCCGCCAGGCTCGAACACATAGGCGCCGGTATCGGTGCCCTTGTCCTTGGTCTTCAGGTTGCCGCGCATGGTGGCATTCATCAGATACGCCATGGCGCCGATGTCGGCGTTATCCGCGGCGATCTTGGATTCCATGCTCACCACCTCGGCATAGGTAGGGGTGGCGGCGCCGAAGTCCTCGGTGTTGATGCCGGTGGTCAGCTTGATGCCAAGCGGCTGGCTGGTATTGCCCAGGCCATAGAGGCCAACGCGGTCGATCTCAAGCGCCAGCACAGTGGCAAGATCCTGGCGGATCATCTGCTCCACATCGATGCTGGCCTGCAGCATCAGGCGCCGGCTGTAGTCGGTGAAAGCGCCGACCGTCTTGGGCGACAGGTTCACCTGATCGACGGTCTGCTGGCTCTCGGTGGGCGAACCCGATTCAGCCACCCAGTAGGCGGTCGCCGCAGCGGTCTGGCGAGGGATTGCCACATTGCCGGTCAGTCCGGTCAGGCTGGTAACGCCAAGGCCGGCCAGTGCCGAGCGGTTGCGCAGCAGTTCGATGAAGCTGCCAGGACGGAAGTCAATGCCGACCAGATCGCCAGCGCCGGATGCGGTACCAACAGTCAGATCACGGCGCAGCACCTCGCTCGGCACCATGATGCCCTGAGCAACCTTGCCGGCGCGTGCAGCGGCAGCCTCGGAGCACTCGCGCTCGAAGGCCGCGGCCTCCTGCAGCTTGCGGTCGCCCGGGTTGGCCAGTGCGTTGATTGCGCGCTGGAAGCTGAACTCACGGGTTTCTTTGGCGCTGAGGCCAATGTCGCCAGCGGACTCGCTGACAGGCTGCGCCTTGCTGCCAAGTTGATCGAGCACAGCAGCGCGGGCATCATCAAGGCTGCGGCCGGACTCAACCAGCTGGCGGCCAAGGTCGGCCATGCCGTGCTTCTCGGTGATAGCAGTGATGCCAGAAATGCGGATGCGCTCAGCCTTGGCAGCCTCTGAAGCCGCCTCAGCCCGCACCGCCATCAGATCGGTGGTGGTGTCTTCCATATCAGTAGAAGTTGGGACAAGTGATGCGGCTGTGGCCGCGAGGGGAGCATCCATTGAACGCCCTACACCAATTGTAGGGTCGGCAGGAATTGACACTAGCGATAGCTCGTGCGCGCTCCATCGCGTCACGATAAAGTCTTCGCCGCGCTGCTCCATGTCATTGATCGCATAACCGAAGCTCACATTGCGCAGCACGCCATCACGAACATCGTTCATCACCTCCTGCGCAAATGGATTGCGGCTCATGCGCACGCGTGCGTAGCCGCGCTTCTGGTCTTCATCCACCCATGCGCGCTCAACCACGCCGATCAGCTTGTCCGGGTCATGATTGAACAGCAGCGGCGCGCCATCATTCAGCCGCGCAAGATCCACGGCCTCACGGGTATGAGCCAGGATCTCATTGCCGAAGTAGCGTGCGACCGGGTACTCACTGGAAAACGGGAACTCAAGCGTGCGGTCATCTTCTGCGATCTGCGCTGATCGAGTGAATGACACCGGTTCAGAGCGCTGCATCCGCTCGCCGGTTGCCACCTCGAACAGGATCTCCTGCATGTCATTGTCGCTCAACCATTGCCGGGCCTCGTCGGCGCTGAACCGCGCTGCATCAAAGCGAATGGCCTGCAGTTCAGTGTTGCCATCCTTGATCCCATAGATGAAGTCAACACCGGGACCGCCTTCATCATTCACGCGTCGGATCTCATCGTATTGATCAGGATCGGTCAATCGCGCCGCGTGATCATTGGGATACGGTCGTTCCATTGTGCGATCTTGCAGTGCCTTAATCCTATCGGCCTTTGATGTAGACCAACTCTGACCAGCATCGCCGCCCCATGCCGCCCATGCCACGCGGCCCGGTGATGGGTAGCCGTCTTCACCTTGGCTGAAGCCCTGCCCTTGCTTGTCCACCTCATGCCGCGCAAACCATGCCGCCATGGTGATCACGGTGTCAGGCGACAGCTCATCGCCACTCAGGATTTGCGATGCCCTGGTGGCTGCCACATCAGTGCCGCCCTGCTCACCATCGGCCTTCCATGCGCGGTAGCGCTCAGCCTCCTCGCGCATTCCAGCGGTTGGCATCAGGTTGATCTCGGTGCCGTTGACGTTGGCCATTAGGCGGGCTCCTCGGTAGGTGGTTGCGTCTCTGGGTATGGCTGCATCTGCTGCTGGCCGGCGCCGGTTACTTGCGTCGGATCACTGTCAACCACGATGCCCATTTGATCGAGCATTGCCAGCTCGGCCTGCCGCGCCAGCAGCAGTTCATCAAGATCCCCGCCCTGCTCTGCAACCACCTCGCCCAGGGTCTTGAAGCCGCATCGCACCGCTTCCTTGTATGCGGCCACTTCCTTGGCAGGGTCAACCCATGCCCAGCCGCGCGGCATCCAGCGCGCAGCCTTGAAGCGCTCGGGCGCCAGCTCGTAGCCGGGTAGCGATAACGCATTGCTCAGCACTGCCAGCTCAATCCACTCGTGAAACACGCGGCGATGGAAGTTCTCGATCATCCACGATTGCAGAATCCGCCAGTGGTCGCGGTCTTCAATCAGGCTCAGCCTGCTGCTTGAATAGTTGGTCTGACTGAAGTCACGTGAGATCGTCTCGTAGCTGCATCCGATACCTGCAGCCATGGCGCGCAGCATCGCGCGCAGGAACGGCTCGAACTGACCATCGGGACTATCCAGGCTCGGCACCGTGACCGACTCGCCGGGATTCAGATACTTGAAGACCCCGGGCTCGAAGTTGCTGACGCGCTCACCATCCATCACGTCATCGCCAATCAGCTCGCCCTCAGGGCTGGTGATGAAACCCATCAGCGCGCTGCTGGCTCGAGCGCGCACCACCTCGGCCTGCTCGTAACCCGCCAGGTGGTGCAGTCGCTGGATTGCGCTGGCAAACCATGTGACCCCCCTCGTCTGGCCGGGACGCTCGGCGCGGTAGAGGTGAATGATCTCCTCGGCCGGGATGCGCTTGTGGCGCTGCGTGCTGATCTGCTGATTGCTGAACTGGTAGTCGCCCGGGTGATACGCCAAGAAGTGGTACGCGATCGGCCTGCCCCAGCCGTCAACCTCCACGCCCATGCGGATCTCGTTGCCCTGCTGGCTGCGGCCATTCAGGCCATCATCCAGCTGATCCGCCTCGATCACCTCCATCGCCAGCGGCACAGTGCTGCCACCAAAGCTCTGCCGCACAAGCCTGATGAACACCTCGCCGCTCTCGGCGCAGGCGCGGATCACTAGCCTTTCAATGTCGGCAAAGCTCAGCTTGCCGCCGGTGTGGCAATGCCGCGCAGTTGTCCACTGCCGCCATGCCGCCTCGATCGCATCGTTGACCTGCGTATCAAGCCTGCCGCCGCGCTGCATCCGCACCTGCGACTGGAACGGGATGCCCTGCCCGATCACGTTGCCTTCAATCGCGCGCAATGCCTGTCGCGCGTAGTCGTTATCCCGGCACAGCTGCCGCGCACGATCGCGCAGCTTCTGCGCACTGCCGTAGATCTCACTGTCGGCGCTGGTGTTGCCTGTCACCCAGTCCGCAGTCAGCCTGCTGAACTGCGCACCTTGGTACATCCGCCGCCGCGGTGCCGATGGTGCCGCTTGTTGCCTGCGCTTCTTGGCCATCAGCTGAACCTCACGAATAGGTTGTGTGGATTGCCAAGACCGTTGGCCGCCAGGTCGGCAGCCTGCTCACGCTTCACGTCTGACTTGAGCTTGGCCTCTAGCTGCAGCAGTTCCGTGAGCGGCAACTTCTTAAGCCGCCTGCTGCCGATCGTGTATTCAGCGACAGCGCCGCCCGATACCATCGCGCGGATTGCAGCCTGCACCGCATCCAGATCTTGCTGCGCCTGGCTGCGGCCATCAAATGCACCAGGCGTGCCGGCATAGTTCAACGCCGCCAGCACCTCAAGCTGGCCAGCGCCGAGTGTCAGCTTCTCGCTGCCGGCAGTTGCAATCGCCTGCCAGTACCACTGCCCTGCGTCGAAGCCAGCACTCGTGGCGGCGGCAATGGTCAGCTCCCAGCCTTGGCCGTATGCGGTGCCGGTGATCGTTGCGCCTTCGCTTGCGGTATTGGTGCGCAGGTAATAGGTCAGCGTCCAAGTGCCGCTTGTGACGGCATTGCCGAACGCATCAACGCTGGCATCATCCCGCCACTTCACCGTGTCACCGGCTCGAATTGTCGCAGGGATGTTCACTGCTACCAGTTGCTAAGGAAGGCTGAACCAGCCTTAGCTGATCTTAGCGACGGCTTCACGCGTGCTTCTGCCGGCTTGTCGAGCTGGTCCCATATCGTCCGCCGGTCGTACTTCGTATACAGGTGGCACAGCGCCGCATAGGCATAGACCAAGCAATCCAGCGCCTCGTTTCGCGCTGATGGCTTCTTGACCCATTCGCGCACCGGGAACCCTGAGCGGTTGTATCGCATCACCTGCTTCTCGGCGGTCAGCTGCTCGAAGTAGTCAACCGTTGCATCCATGTGGAAGTGCAGGTAGCCGGGCCCGGGCTCGCTATGCCTGATCCGACCAAACAGCGTGGTCTTGATCGTGTCGCTGCCGACCGGATGCACCACCGCGCCGCGCTTCATGGTCTGGCCTTTGGCGTTGAGATCCACCTTGCTGCCCTTGCCGATTGGCGGCTTACCACGCTGGCTGGCGCCTTTGATCGCAATCACGCCCTGCCTGCCGCGCTCGCGTGCGTACTGGTACACCTCAGCGGTAAAATGGCCGCCGCTGTCGATCGCCACCACATGCGGCCGGATGCCATGCCCCTGCGCGTGCGGCCATTCGCGCAGCACCATCTGGTCCAGCTGCTTCCAGAGGTCTGCGCGGCTTGGGTCGCCGTGGATCTCCTGGTGGTCCAGCAGCCAGCCTTCCTCGTCGCGTCCCCATGCCCAGACGCTGATCGCCAGCCGGTTGTCCTGCACGTCAACGCCGACCGTGATGGCCGACGCACCATCTGGCACAGTGCCGGGCTTGTAATGCTCGCAGCGCTCCAGCAGGCCGCTGGCGCTCACCTTGCTGGCGTAGTCCTCTGCGAACGTCTCAGCCAGTCGCGTATTGACGAAGCTCTTAAGCATCGGCGCATCCGCCTTGCTGCGCATGAACTCGTCAACCATGTCACCCCAGCTCAGCCAGCCAAGCGGTGAATAGAGTCCACTCAGCTGAAAGCCAGCAGTCTTGCCGCCATCGCCAGGTGCAGTGGCGCGCCATTCGCCACCACGTAGCAGGCCCGGCTTGTGCAGCTCCCCGAATCGCTCTTTGCACGCCTCGCATTCATACCTCGCGCTGCCCGGATCATCTTTCTCCCATTTGAGCTGCGACCACTTCAGCCATTGCATCGCGCCGCAACTTGGGCATGGCACGAAGTAGCGGCGCTGATCGCTGCGCTCGTATTCCGCCTCGATACGGCTGAAGTCCTTGATGGTCGGCGTGCTGGTCAGCAGGATCTTGCGCCGCGCGAACGTCGTCGCCCGCTTCTCAGCCAAGCTGACCGGATCGCCCTCGCCGTCCACATCCAGCGGAAAGGCGTCCACCTCATCTAGGAAGATATACCGGCATGGCGTCGATCGCAGCCCGGTTGCCGAATTACTGCCGGTCAGCAGCAGCATTCCGCCCGGGAACTCCTTGCTAAACATCGTGTTACCGCTGTCCCTGCTCCGGCTTGGCGCGATCCGTTCCGCAAGCACCGGCGTATCGGTGATCATGCTCTCAAGGCGCTGCTTGCTCAGGCGCTTGGCCATCTCAACCGTGGGCTGCACCGCCAGCAGTGGGCCCGGCGCATGGTGGATGACATAGCCAAGCCAGTTGCTGCCGGCCTCGGTCTTGCCTGTCTGCGCGGCGAACATCATCACCACACGCTGCACGGTGCTCCCTGTGCTCAGGCAGTCCATCGGCTCGCGCAGGTATGGCGTCCTGCTGGTGCGCCATGGTCCCGGCTCTGCGCTGGCCTTGCTGCTCAGCATCCGATACTGATCGGCCCATTCGCTAACCGTCAGCTGCGCATCAGGTCGCAGGCCATCAAGGAATCCGCCGCGGTATGCGTTCATTCGCTCAGTTCCGACAATGCCGCCCGGTGCTCCTGGCTGAGCAGTTCATGGATCACCACCGGATCCGTCTCGCCAGCCAGCTGGTGGCTCAGGCGGTCCGCCAGGTTGGCCAGTGCTTCGCGGATGCTGCGCCCCAGCGCGAACGCCTCTTTCTTCACCTCATCGGCGCTGATGAGTTCGCGGCGTTGCTGGCTCACCTGCAGCTTGGCCAGCTCGGCCTGGTAGTGCTCACGCCGTGCGCGGCTTTCATTCAGATCCGGGATCTCATCATCTGGCAGCGCTTCAACGCGGCGCTTCAGCTCGCGTGGTGTTGGATCCGCCGGTGGTGACACCTTGCTATTGGCCGTGGCCCTGGTGTTCTTGTTCCACAGTTCCAGCGCCAGGTCGCGGTCGAGCCACCGCTGGCCGTCCTTGTCAACGATGGCAGCAGCGATGCGGCTTTTGCTTGCGTGGGTAACCGCACCTTTGGTGCAGCCCTTCAAGATCGCAAACTCAGCAAAGCTGACTAGCACGGGTAGTTTAATCACTAAACCAATGCTAAACCCTTGGTAAACCGCCTGCCGTAGCTGTGCTGAGATCCCTTGCGGCGCAACGGTTTAGGCGGTTTGGCGTCTGGCGCTAGATAAATGGCGCGGTTTGAACTTACCA